CGGATCGTCCGATAAGCCCGACGACTTGGGCCGAAGGTCTGTGGCTCCTTCAACGGCGAGAAGGTTCTCCACCACACTCTTTTGAACTACGCTGTCGAGCGGGCTCCGCATGGGCGGGCCCTTCATCTGACGCATCCCGGCTCCGACACCCGGAGCGCCGCCCCCACCTCGCGTCTTCAGGTGGAGTGTGGAATACATATCCTTCTCCAGCGTCTTCTTTTTCGCAAGCGCCGCCTCAAATCCCTTAACGTCGATTTTCAGCGAACTGTCGAGACTCTTTTCCAGATCCTTGAGTTGCCCCTTGATCTTCTCTATGCTACCGTCATCGTCAATATCAAGACCGACCTCCAGTTTCTTGCCGTCGATCTTCTCCAACTTCGCTTCAAGTTCTTTGAGATCCTTGGAGAATTTATCGACAAGATCGACAACGACCTTGACGGGTTCAGACTGTGCCATTTAGTGTATTAAAAAATCGAATCCGCGTTGGTTCAGTCCGACTCGCCGTCGTTGACGTAGGTGACTGTCTCGCCCTTCCCGCCGCCTTTGGGTTGGCGAAGATTGTTGACCCGCCCGCCGCCGGACTGGTCGGTTTGCGCTTCCTCTTGCTGGGCTTGTAGTTCGTCCAAAAGGACCATCCGCTGAAACGGCGTCAGGTCCGCTTGGGTCTCTACAAGGGGTATTCCTGCCTCTTTCGACAGCGCCAGTACGCTACTGGCCCCCCCGGCTTCCCGGAAACTTCTCTACGTCCCGCACGTCCCCGGATAGTTCGAGCGCCTTCCCGCCGAGTTCGACCGAGTAACCGCCGACCATCATGCCGACCATCTTCTCGGCCTCGTCCTCGGTGTGGTCAATCAGGTCTCCGTCTTCGGAGTACGACCCCTTGAGGCCGCCAACGGCCGCCCGCTGGATAGCCGCGACGAACGCCTTGTCCATCCGGGTAATATCAATCGTGTCCTCGCCGGCTTCGTCCGCCTCGTCTTTGGCGTCCTCGATCGCCTCGACCGCCTCCTCCTCGTCCATGTCGAGGTGTTCCTTGAGGAACGCCGCAATCGGGAGAAACTTCTCGTCCTTGAGGGGAGCCAGAGACGCCGTGACGCTCTCGCCCAGCATCTCAAACTCGTAATCCTCTCGGTATTCGTGGCCGCGGACACACATCTCGTACAACTTGCTTTCAGACTTGTTAGATTCAGACATAGTATTGGTGCGCTAAAATTCAGAAATCGGTTCTATTCGTCTTCGGGGCTCTCCGCCACGTCGGTCGGGTCGGAGTCCATCGTGCCGTCCCGCCCCTTCTTCATCGCAATAAACTCAAACGAGGTCTCGACCGTTTCCCCGGAGTTCATTTCGTACCCGTCGCTGGTCAGAATGACCTCATAAAAGGCCGTCGTCCCGCCGTCCGCGTGGGTAATCGTAATCGAGTCCAGAACGACAGGAATACCGTTCGTGTCGAAAAAGGAGTCTTCAAGATCCTGTCGGTTGCCCTTACACGTCATGTCTCCTTCATAGGAAACCTGATTGATCGAGTAACCGTCCGGGAGAGTCTGGCCGGAGCCGTAGATAGTCTCAACGTCAACGTTCTTGTTGACTGTAAGAGTCTCAACGACAACTTCCTCGGTCCCCACGGACACCGTAATGTCGGCCGCGCTTTCTTTGCGAGATGCCATTTTAGAAAATTATAGATGTAACTGTCAGCAATCGAAATTGAATCGTAATCAGCGAGAAGCGCCGCGCTACTCGATCTGACCAGCCGAGATGGTCGCAACGATGTTCCGGAGAGGATCGACCGTATCAATCCCAACGTCAACCGAAGCCGTCATCGCGTCCACTTCCTCAACCGTCACGTTGAATCCGGTAATGGAGTTGGTGTCCATAAGGCGGTTCAACTCCGCCGAAATGTTCGACCGAAGGCTGTTCCGAGCCGCAACCGTGTGAAGTTCGCCGATATACTTCTCGCTGTTCAGATTCACGACTTCCGTCACGTAGTCCACAATAAGTCGGTGGAGAACCTGACGCATCGCGGACTCTCCGGCGTTGTCGTCAGAAACCGAAGTCAGGTCTTCGACAATCCGCGCCCCGGCACTCTCGTTGACAATCGGGACGGTATTCGAGGAAATCAGGTCTGCCTGATCAGTCGCGGAAAGCGTGTAGGAGAGGTCGTTAACGGTCTGAAGCCGCTTGAACATCGGGCTGAAGTTAATCCCCAGCCGGGCACGGAGACCACAGAAAGCCCCCACAATACTCATCATGTTCTCGTCGCGCGACGGGTGAATCAACTGAATCCGAGACGAGTCGTACCCGATAGAGTACGCCGAAAAGTCCGAGATAACCGGAGAAGCACCACCAACAATAACGGCGAAGTTATACAGATTAGCCGCCGTAAGGCACCGCTGGTGGGCAAACTGAACGGCGTCGTCGTTCTCGGTAAGCATCCCAACAATATCAACGACCTCGCCCCGGTCGGCGAACATCGCTTCTGTTGCGGCGTCGTAGTCATACGCAGAGTAGTCCACCGTGCCGCTGGTAGACGGTGCCTGATCGAGAACGAAATCACCAGTAACCGGATTGTAGTGGGCCTCGTCGGTCTCAACAGTAACGCTCGACACGTCTCCGTAAGTCGTAAAGACGTTCTTTGAGGTGCCGTCAATAATGAACGAGACCTGCTGTGCGTCTTCGACAACAGGTGCGTTGTCCAAGACGCCTTCGGCCGCAGAAAGCCCGGTAAGGTCTTCTGAACTAACGTCTGTTAGTTCGGGAGCGACAGCAAAGACCGGATATGCCCCCTCGCCAAGCGCCGACACAACCCCGTTAGTGAGTTGCGAATCCGGACCAAACAGATTCCGTGCCTTGACCGGGGTCCGAATTACCTCAACGCTGTTAGGTTCCGCAGTCCCCGCGTCCAGATCCGCTTCTCCGATAAGCCCAATCTGGCCGGGTGCGCCAATATTGACGCCCGTACTCGATGCCGATTCAACGCTGGTCTGAACCCCCGGAAGGGTAGTGTTGCCAATAGTAACCATATAGATTAAATTAAAACTCCTGAAATTCCGCCCGCTACACGTCTTTAGAGATCACAACATCCCACGGGACGGAGCGGATGGTGTCACCTTCTTGCTCCACTCGGCTCACATACACGAACCGAATAGTCACGCCGCTTTCGTACCAGTCCGGCTCGACTACCGGGTTCGACCGAGGTTCCGCGTCTCCGACTTCCCACTCGGTCGTGTCCGGGTTGAAGTCCGAGGCGTCATACTCAAACGGCAAGAAGTGGTCCGCCGCGTCGGAAAGCCATTCGTCCCGCTGGCCCTCGTCATACGTCCGGATAACCACGTCGCACTCCATTCGGTGATACCGGTGAAACTCTCGCCCCGTCGCGTCCCCGTACTCGTCCCGGACTACTCCCGCATACGGGTTCGCCCCGTTTTCTCGGAGACGCCGGCTGTTCCAATTCAGGATACAAACCGGNGGCCCCGCGGTCTCATCTCCGCCCGCCGTCCGAACCGTAACCGTAGACGGGAGCGCCGATTCAAGTTCGCCGAGGAACAGTTGGACTACATCTTTTTCTTTCACAATTTACGGAGTTCTCTTGAAATTCGCTTTGCGGTTATGTCGGCGGAGTTCTTCTCGGCCCACACCCGAGCGTCCTCCATGTAGTGGACGCCCGAAATGCCTTCTCGGTATATCTTATCCTGTAGCCAGAACGCCAGATACACCGTCTCGTCGTCGTATTGATCTAAGTCTCCCATTACACGTCGTACCCAAGGAAATCCAGAAGTTGGCGCTGTTTCGAGCCGGGATTGAACACGTCAAGCCACTCCTCAACCAGCCACGGGTAGTATTCGTGTAAGTTCCCGACGAGGAACTTGATATTACGATCCTCCCAGCCGGAACTTGACAGAACCTCGTGGGTCGTCGCAAGCGTCTCCTCGGCGTTGGCCGACGAGTACGCCCAGAACACGAAGAAGTCCGCTTTCTTGTCATACGTCCCCGCCTTTTTCGCTTCGCGGGCCCGAACCGACTGTAGCCACCAAGCGTGGTTAGACGCTTCAAGAAGTCGCTCCATGCCAGACGCGCCCTTGGTAGACTGAAACGTCGGGCTGTAGTTCCTAATGTCAGACACAACCGCCGCGTCGTAGGCGTCTTCCATCCAGTCCTCTCCACCAACCACATCCGGCCCGAACACGGACTTGTCCGTGAACATCTGTTGCCGGGCGTGGTTTGGGAGATACGCCCGAATTGTTCTCTGTCCCCCGTCGCGCTTCCAGTCGGCCTCGTCAAGAGTCTTTTTCCAGTCGTCGCCGTTACCGTTCCTCCCAAAGTAAAACGACTGTGTGAGGGCGTGTAGCGACTCGTGGAAGACCGTCTTCTTGTATTCGTCCGCGTCAACTGCTTTGTGGTCCGATATGTCCTGTTGGGACCAAAACAGGGCCGCAAACTTGTTGTCGAACCTCGGAGCCACGGACCCGAGAATGTTGTTCTGGCGCTTCTTGGGAACCCGGAACGTCCCGATGAACGACCGGAACGTCTCTTTGATCAGAAAGTCGTCGTCGTAGGTGTCCCACAGTTCGTCAATCCACGTATCGCGGATATAGTCGTTAGAGGCGTCGGTCGGGTCGTCAGACTCTACCCGGTCCCGAAGCGGTTTGAGGAGAGCGGTCTTGTACCCGTCACGGATCACGTTATCGAAGTGGTCGCGTAACTTCTCCTTTTTCTCCGGGGTCGTTAGCGACTCCCAGAACCGACCCCCGACCAGCCGGAAGCCCGAGGTGTTATCAACGCCAACGTCGGTCACGCCGCCGTCGTCCTCAAACCGGACTCGGATCTGCTCGTCCAACTTTTTCGGGAACTGAATAACCTCGGCGCGACGAAATCTGTCGTCAAACTCGTCGTAGATAACAACGTCCTGTCCGGGGAACGTCGTCCGAATGTCCCACGTCTCGTCGGGGTCGTACTCCCGGAAATTGAGCCCCGGAAGGTATCGCCCGTCGCTGTCGGTGATGATCGGATTGTAGTCGTCCGGAACGACCTCAAACTCGCTTAAGTCGTACAGACTGTCGAGGTCGCCGTCCCGGTAATCGACTTTTGCCCCGTTAATCACGCCGTCGTCGCCGGTCGTGACCTCGGAGATTTTACCGAACGAGCCGGTCCCGCCAACGTAGACAGTCTTGCCTTGTTCAACGTCCAGCGGGGAAGCCCCCTTTCCGTCGAAGTTCTCAATCCACTCCGCCTTGAAGTCGATAAACGAGTCGTCAGCGTCTATGTCGAGGGTGTAGTCATACGACCCCGACGTGTGGACCCGGCTGATCGTGCCGGTGAGAGACCCGCGGTCGGGATACGAAACCAGAACCGACGTGCCCTTTTCAAGACGGTCGGCTCCCATCAGCGGGTCGTAATCTCCCTGACTCGGCGGGCGGGTAACAGTTGAACCACCGTCTCCGCCGTCGTCCCCGCTGTCGCCGCCCTCCCACTCTTTCTTGTGCGGGGTCCATCCGGGGTCGAACCCGGTCCCCGTCAAGTGGGCGCGGACCCACGGAATCAGCGATTGAACCGGGGGCATTTTGCCACCATACGATAGCGGGGTGTCCCGCTTCCGCTCGGTTCCGGACACGCCGTACTCCTGTGCTGGGGCGTGTTCGGATACGTTCCGAACAGTCACGGTCTGCCGGTCCCCAAACTCCAGCGTCGTGTCCGCAAAGCCCTCTATCAGTTCGTGGCTCCACACCGCGCCCTTTCGCCGAATCTTGGCTTTGGCCGTCCGCTCGATCCCCCGAGCAATATCGTCCGAGGCGTCGTCCATCCCGTCTTCAATATGGCTCCGAATCCGCCGACCGACCTTCTTGCCGTCAACGGATACTTTGAAGCGCATATTTAATTAACGAGAGTCGTGGTGGCCTCGATGTGGGTCGCGTACCGAGTCATGGCGTCTACCTCGTAGGTCTCGCCGTCGTAGGTAACTCGGAAGCCCTCTTGTGCGGCGGTGTCGTGTCGGAAGACCAGAAGCGGAGAGTCCGCCGGAAGCCTCCCGCCCTCGTGTCGGTTCGCGTTGGGATTCGTCGCCCCCTTCCCGTAGACCCGGACGACCGCCTCGGTCGTTACGGGCGAGAAGGTGTCGTCAGAGAGCGTCTTCCCATAGGCGTTTGTTTCCTCCAATCCGGAGGGCTCGGCAATCTGACACGGCAACCCGAGCCGCTTGATTGAGACCGTTGCCGCTCGACGGTTGGATGAAAGCATCATTAGTTCTCGAACGCCGAGTTGCCGTACTCATACGTCCTGTCCGACCGCTGTCCTTTCAGGTGCCCTCGCGGGCGACCGTCTCCAATCGAGTGGTAGTTCCGCCAGAAGTTGTCAAAGTAGAGCGAATTGCCGCCCTTCTCGCTGTCAACGTCTAACTCCGAGATACTGAACGAGGCACCGTCAATCTCCCCGCCCTTGACCTTCGCAAAGATACAGACGAGCCAGAACAACGTCCGCTCGGCCCGAATGTCGGTGTAAAACTCCAAGTCGGGGTCGTTCTTATTCGACTTCAACTCCCGCTTGGCGATCTCGGTGATCTCCTGAAACTCGGAGCCGGTGACGATCCCTTCGTCGTAGTTGGTCATGGCCCGGACTTCGGCCATCAGCGTGCCGTCGTCAACGGCCATTAGCGGCCCGCTTCGACAATCGCCTTGAAGATACTCTCTTGTCCGTCTTTGAGATACCCGTCAACGAACTTGTTGATCTCGATAGTCGCCCGAGTATCCCCAACTCCCTCAAGGTCTTTCCAAATCTGGTGGGTGGGAAACGGAAGGTCTCCCAAACCGACGAGAAGGAGGGCGTCGTGGTACTCCCCAATCTTTTCGATCGGGACCGTCCACGTTGAGTCCTTGTCGCCCTGTTCGACCAGATAGACGTTCCCTTCCGGGTCAACTCCGTCTACGTCTACGTCAACGTAGGATTCGTCGCGGTCCAGAACCTCACCGAACACTCGGAACCCGTTTTCTTTTGTCATGTATGAATAAAATGGTGAGGCCGATCAGCCCGCGTTAGGACTGATTAGGCGATGTTGTTCGCGCTGAACTTGACGGCCGCCAGCGGGTCCGCCATCTTCGCACCCATCCGCATCGAACCGTAGGCACCCAGAAGGGCCGCCGGGTCGCCGAGCGAGCCACCAGCGCCCCCGATCGGAGCGCCCGTGTTGTCGGTCAGTTCGACGGCGCGAACCGTCGAGGTCTTGATGGGGGTCTCGTCGGCGATGATGTAAACATCCTCGCTCTCGGAGCCGTTGAGCCACGCCGTCTGAACGAACAGAACGCCGTCCTCGCGGAGCGTCTGCTCCGTCGAGTCGCCCTCCCGAAGCCCCTCGGCCTCCGGAATCCAGTAGTTGGTGCCGTCCGTGCGCTCCGAAATGAGCGCGTTGGCAACGTCGTTGCTGACCACCGCAACACGGGGCCGCTTCCCGTGTTCGCGGAGATCCTTGTTCGCTTCGCGGACGTGTTCCGCAACCGTGTGCGGGTTCGTGTCGCCCATCAGGGCCTCGGTGTCCGCGTAGGTGTGGCTGTGGGTGTCCGAGAAGGACTGGCCCGCGTAGGGCTCCGGGGTGTACCAGAGCGGCGAGCCGTCCGCGACACCGTTCTTCATAACGTCGAACAGCACCTCAAACGACTTGTCCTCGGCTCCCTCAACGAGTTTCTGGAACTCGTCGCGGAGCATTTCGCTCGGGTTGTCCTCGATGAACTCACGCGAGTAACCGAGAGAACGGCTGTAGGACTTGACCGAGAACGCCATCTGGGTGGAGTCCATCGTGCCGGTCCGAGCGTGTTCCATCTCGGCGACTTCGCTCCACGTCATGTCGCCCGTGCGCTGGAGGAAGACCCGAGACGAGACCTCCTGCGTGAACTGCGCGAGGAAGCCCTTGGGGGCGTCGTTATACAGATCGAGAAGTTCGACGCCGTATCCGAGAATCTCGTGAAGCGGAACGTCGTCCTTAGTCGTTAACTGTCGCTTGCGGGAAGGATTTGCCATTAGAAATTACCTGTAAAATATGTGATTGTAGTCAATCAACCAGTTCAAGCCGTCTCGAACAGAGTCTCAACGTCGAGGAACAGCGCCTCGCCGTCGTCGTTCGCAATACCGACCGCCTGAACCAGATCGCCGGCCGCCGAAGGCGCGGTCTGGGTGTAGCCGCCGCCGGGAGCGAGGTACACGGGCTGGCCGGGGACAAAGCCCCAGTCCTCGTCCGCGTTCTCGATCACGATGCCGTACTTGACAACCGCGATCCGCGACTCCCCGAGAAGTTCGCGGTTCGACTGAATGATGACCGAAACCTCCTCCTGACTGAAGTTGGAGAGGTCGGTAACGGGGGCCGCCATAACGCCAATAGCGTTAACGGCCGTCCCGGAGTCCGCGTCGGCGGCAACGAGGTCGCCGTTCGCGTCCATCCCAACGAGGTCGCCTTCCTCGCCGGCATACTGGGAGACGGCACCGTCTCGGTTGATAGGCTGTTCTGCGCCGGTCGCAATTCGTGCGTGAACCATTAGAATATAAGTTTAAATCCGCTGTTTAGAGACCGAGAATCGCGTCAAGGTCTTCGGACGCCTCGTCCGTGAAGTTACCACCGGAGCCACCAGAGCCACCGGAGCCGGTCTGGGAACGCTCCTCGCGCTCCGCAAAGGTCAGACCGTCGTCGCCGTCGTCGGAGTCGTCCTCGACCGTCTCCGTAGACAGCGAGAAGGCCCCCATCGCGTCGGCCTTGTTCAGAAGTTCCGGAAGCGAGAACCGCTCGGCAACCTCGTCGGCGTCGAACATCGGAGTCTCGTCCGAAACGACGGCCGCGAACTTGTCGATAAGGGTGCTTTCGGTCTCCGAAAAGGCGGCAACCTCGTCCTCAAGGTCGTCCACCTTCTCGCCGAACTCGTCCCGGTCCGCCTCGACTTCCGCGTAGTCCGCTCGGTTCTCCTCGTGCTTCTCCATGAACTCGTTGAGAGTAGAGCGAAGGTCGGCCTCGTCCATATCCTCAACAGGGTCTTCGATATTGAACTCGTACATAGTTATCAGTAAATCAGATTTCCCGGACGATTAGCCGAGACTCGCCCCAAACGGGGGTCACAGGCTCGCTAACCTCGGAGAAGTGGGGAGAAAGCCCCCCGTCGTCGTAGCCCGCCGGGAACGGGGTCAGACTAAACTCCTGTAGTACCGCATCCATGAACTCGGCTGGGTCGCCCCGTTTCGCGGCCTCCTTGACCTCGATACTCCGGGGGTCCAGCCCAACAGACCCGTCCGTAATAGCCGGGGGGTCGTGGGTGAAGTCCGCGATGGTATCTTCCCGAATCTGGCTCCCCGTCGCCGGGACGTGAGCCATCACACGCAGGAATCCATCAGAGAACTTGATCTTGTCGCCGTACACCCACCCAACGTTCGCCTGCTGGGAGTGGCTGTGGTCGAACTGTAGGGGAATCCGCTCCGGGTAACTCTTAGAAGCCACCTTCGACAGAAACTCCGACGTAATATCGACCTCGAAAGGCGTTCCCTCGTGGCGCGTTCCCGGCTCCATCGCCGCAAAAATAACGTCAATAGAACCGTCCTCGTGTTCACGAACGCCGTACTGGTTGAATCCCTCTCCAAGAGAGTCAACGATGCTCCCCGGAACGGAAAACTCGACGTTCATTCCGAAGGCGTTGCTCTCGGTCGTGGGCTGTGCGTTCGTACTCATTAGTTAGAAGTTAATCAGACCCTCAAACCGGGCCCAAAGTGCCGCAAGCCCCGAACCGATACCAAACGTAATCGCGTTTAGAATCGTCGTGTTGCGGCGTATGTCGTTCGCGTTCTGTTCGGTCGCCTTCTCGACCGTCGTGACACGCCCAACAAGGCGGGTGGTTCGATCGTCCATCCGCTCCAATTGGTTATCAATTCGTTCCGTTCGCTCGTCAAGCCGATAGAGAATCGCTTTCGCGTCTTCTTCGGTAATCGCGTCTGTCGTCCCCTCGGCTTTGTGGTTAGGGCTCGTCATTAGTCTTCAAGCGACTGTTTAGGGCGGTCGCTGTCCCCAGAATTGTCGTTCTCGGGGTTCTGACGAGTCTTCGTCTCTCTGCCGGCCGATTGAGCGCCACCGCCCGTATCGGTCGGTCTTCCGCCGTCCGGGTTCTGAACCTCGTCTCCCTTCCCGGCTAACCGATTGATCTTGTCGATATGCTCGTCAAGTTCGGCGTCTCCGGGAAGTTCGGTTTCCGAGTCAATTCCAATTCTGTTGGCGGCGGCTTCAAATGAAAGTAGTCCATTATTGACCAGTTTAATCGCCATATCCGCTTCCAGCCGTTCCTCCTCGCTGGAGTGCTGTCCGAACGTAAAGTCCGGAGGCAGAACGTCGGCCTCTCCCGGATCGCTGTCTCCGGCGAGAAGCGAGACGAACAACTGGTGCCGAATAGAAGACCGAATGATAGAACGGTACTTCTGAATCCGCCGGTCGAACTTCGGCATGGTCGCAACAGCCTCGTTCCGGCCGCCCGCGGTCTCCACGTTCCCGAGGAACGCCGGGACACCGAGCGCCGTATAGATACGCTGGAGAAGGTGATTAAACACCGGCTCCAGTCGCATGGCACCGGACGAGGACGAAGTGGACGTGACGCCCACAACGTCGTGGTCAACGTCGTGCCCGACAGCCAACATCGAGTCCGGCTCGATCTCGGACACCGTGTCCAGCCAGCCGTCAA